CAATATATTCTACCATTAGGTGCTAATACACCTCCAATATACCCACTAAAGTTAGCGCCTACTGTGGTTATAGTGGGCGTGGTATAAGTGGTTGGGGTAAAATTAGTAAGTTTATTACTTAAATTAATAGCAGATACGTAAGCTGCTGTATTAACAGAAGGTGTGCTGGTAAACGCTGTGTCTATAGTAATGCTACTAGTCGTGGCTGGTGTAGCAGTGGTAATTTGCCTGGTCTCTGTGCCTACAATTAAATTATATTGCGTATTAGCGTTTAAAGTTACACTGCTATTAAGAGTTATATTAGTTCCAGAAACACCTGATATAGTCCTGGATTGTAGTGGTTGGTCAGCAAAAGGAGTGGTATACCTAGGATAGACCACTGTAGCCGCAGTAGCATTAGTGCCACTTCCCACCCCGAGTCCGTCAAATAAACTAGTAAGATTAGTTGGTGCTGTAGTATTAGCGGTTTGGATAATTGCTCTTACACCTGTATCCGACCAACTACCAGTCCAAAAATAGTTTAAAGCTTGATAGTTGCTAGTAAGATTAGGTGTAATTGAGTACCGGTTGCTAGTAGTGCCAATATGGAACGTTGTGGTAGAGTTCCCCGCTAATAATAATGGTGCATTAGTTAGGTTAATTGTATTTATTGAAGCACCACCAAGCGTAACTCTAGTGAATGTAGGTGCAACAGTATTTTCTACTAAACTACGCAATACTGGACTAACTCCTGACGCAGCGTTAGCACTAGAATTGGAACTCCATAGAATAGATTGTGACGCATCAATTGTGTTGTGGTTACCAACATATTGCATTCTATAAAAACTAAAGAAAGCAGCTTCATGGTCACCTGTGACTGTAGTGCTTAAAGTGAAATCTTTAAATTGTGTTGCATCCGTCACCGCTGTTTTAAGCGCCATTGCACCATAGTAATTTAACCGGTCTATAACCTGATTAAATAAAGTCCCAGAAGTCACAGAACCAGGCATTATCATCAGATTAATAACACCACTCTGCTCTCCCTGCCACACATAAGTTTTGCTTGCGGCTAAAGTAACTGAGAAGCTGTAGTAGCCTTGAGTAGTTCCAACAAAAACCGTATACGTTCCTGCTGTAAAGCCACTAAACATTAATCCAGAGTTAGAGATATCTCCCTCTGTAAACCCTTGTACAGAGCCTAATCCGTGTGGTGTCTCATTTCTTACTAAATTGAATGCAGTAGCGTTACCACTGCCAGTAGTAGGCGCTAAAATCCCCACACCACTAACTGTAGTAGCACTAGTTGCCAGCAAATAAGCTCTAGTAGGTGTAGTGGATAAGCTTGGTATTGCAGTTGTAAAATTCCATGTTGGGTTTTTGCTATTTGCAGCACTAAACGCAATCATCCATAATCTAGCTTGCTGTCCACTTATACCAGCACTAAAGTTATAAGTCACCGCATTAGGCGTACCAGAAAGATAAGTTACATTTATATTCCTTAATGCAGTACCGCTCAATGCTGTATTATTAGCGGTTTCCCAAGACTGCCAGTCTGATTCGTTAGCTCTTCTATTAATTGTGGTAGGGGTGCTGCTAATATTCGCAAATGGAAGAGTAGCAGAACCACCTGTATCTATATAAGTTTTACTAGGATTATTACTTAGCCCAGCTGCTATAGATATCAATATATTATCTAGTGAAAGACTAGTTAAAGCAGTGCTAGATATAATTGCATTTAAAAAGGTTGCTGAAATTAAATTTATTGGAGGAAAACTAGTTAAGTTACTACAATTAGCCCACGAAGAATCAAAATTAGATACTAACGACGTGTCTATAAAAGGAAAAACAGTTAAACTGGAACTTCCAAAGCTTATTGTTTGCATCGCAGTAACTCCAGTTGTATTAAAAATATATTTAATCGTAGTTACATAACGAAACAAATTTACTTCTAAATCTCCTCTAAACCTGTTACTTAAATTGGTTACACCAATTCTAGAGTAGTTTATAAAACCAATGCTACCACGTGCTGCGAACCATCTATTTAAGATGCTTTCCTCTACTTGGTTCAGTGTTTGACAAATAACTATACCGGTAACAATAACGCCAACCGTAGAATTACCAGTTTCTCTTCTACCCCATTCAAAGCTATCTGGTGACCCACTAGGTATGGTTATGTCATACGCATAAATACCAGATGTAGTGCCTATGTAAATGCTACCATTAAAACCTGCGCTAAAACCATTAAAGTTTAAAAATTTAGAACTGTTACCACCAACACTTATGCGTCTATTAATGCGGTCATACACTGGCTGGTTTGCGGCTGTGGGTTGGGTTAGATTGGTTCCACTACCCGCGTTGGGTGCAATATTATTCCATTGAGTAACGTTATTTACGTTAAGAGTTAAGGAGCTAACTGCAGCTGCGTCAAATACCCTGGATAGCTTAGCGCCTATGCTATCTAAAGTTTGAGCCGGTTTATCTTTTATAGCAATTTTAGAACTCATATTTTTACCAATTAACCTAGGTTTAATCCACTTATAGAATTACTGCTAAAGTTGTCATAAAATAGCCCTGGAACCGTGCTAAAAACTAGCTGACTAGTATCTGTCGTGCTTATAGTCCAGTTAGGTGATATTGCCGTGCTATTCCTGCTTTGTGCCACTCTATTTCCAGATGATTTAAAGTTATTCCCATAATATTGTCCTCCACTGTTTACTTCAGTAAAGCCATAACAAACAGTCATACTAGTAGAACTAGTAGTAATGTCATTAGATATATTACCTTTTTGTACAGTAATACTAGTAGATGTTTTGTTAATTACTATGCTAGGTATAGCAGAAGAAGATAGTGGTAAACTAGGAACTGCAGTGGCAATTGTATCTCCTATAGCTATATTACCTATTTGGGTTAAAAGATTACTTCCCGATGCTGCTGTAATTGTCAAAATGTCTCCATTGTTAGTTGACCCAGTTATAGCGACATTAGTCAATGCAATAGTTTTTTTAGGTGATTCTAGATTAAAATCCCATCTAAAATGAGATTGGTTATTAACAGATAATCCCTCTATTACTTCTGGAGAAAAAGTTGTGTTAGCTGCAACATTTGTCATTCTAAACAATTGCCTAGCATTGTAATGTGTGTTGGAGTCTGTTGTTGATATAACTACTAATACTCCTGCCTGAAAATTACGCTGATGTGTAGATCTGCTTACATTAAAATCATCTTGATTTGTTCCAGTTTTCGCTATATACAATCTTACAGTATTACTATCATTTGATAACACAATCCTATCTCCTAATACTACACTAGTTGCAATAGTCCATGCAGTATTATTTGCAGGTATACTTGATAATCCAGAAGATAAAGTAACCGTATTACCGCTTGTAGAGCTAATACTTCTAGTCTCACTACCTATGGTTAAATTATAAGTATACCCAGTAAGCATTGTGAAACTTGTATTGATATTAATTACAGTAACACTACTGCTTGTGCCTGTATTCCCATTAGCTACTGGAATATTAGTTAAATTAAATCTATTTCTACTGTAAACATAGTATAAAGCATGTTCTAGATGATATCCTGGCGAATTTAATCTATGAACATAAGTAAAATTAGAGTCATTTAAGGTTTCGCCATAAAGCATTTTAACAGAAATTTGAGCAATTATTAACTGGTTAGCTTGCGTTTCTGTTAAATGTTGATTGATAATTAATCCAGTAGTTGTGGTAGTTCTACTATTTCTATATAAACTTCTAAAATTCTCTAAAGTCGTTAGTCCTATACGAGTCCAGCCAATTCCATTTACATTGGTAACAGTAGAGGGAATTAGTCCATCTGTAACGTTGGTGGAAGAATTTACACATAGCTCAGATGGTTCTAGATTTATTTCTAGCCTCGCTAAACTTCTTAAAGCACAAAATTCTGGATAATGCTTAGTTATGCCATCTCTTCTAGCACGTATATCAAAAAAAGTTAATGTAGTTAAATTCCTAAATACACCACTGCTAAACGCTGCATTAGTGTCATTAACATCACATGTACTATCTAAAAACAAAGTCGTTAAACTAGATAGACGTGGTATAGTACCAACCGTAGTAGCAGCATAGCTGAGTTTACGTGAATCCGACTGACTAACTTGAGTGCCGATACCCCAAATCTCTAATTGTGTTAGATTGGTTAAAGTAGATTCATAGCCACTAACAGAATTAGGTAGATTTAAGCTGGTTTGAGTCGCTATTTGTGGGTTAGCTATCCTAATTCCTGTAATATTAGCCAAGGTATAATTACCTGTAACCCTGATTCCAGTAACAAAATTATTACCAACTTCAGTAAAGTTATCCCCTGCTTTTTCTGGTATAGTGTACCAACTTTCCGACGTAAATTGATAGCTCCTAATTCCGTTAGGATAGATTATATCTATAGTTGTTCCAGCTGAAGCCCTAATCTGAATATTTGTTCTGTAAGTATCCTCATCAGATAAGGAAAACTGACTACCAGGTTTTCTAGGCTGAGCCTGGTTTAAAAGCTGTTGACAAGGTATCCATATTTCCCTAGATAGGTTTAAGTTAAATTCGTTAATATTAAAGCCATTAGCACCAGAAATCTCCAAATCTCTAACTGTACAATCTTGTGATACAATCCCTATTAAATATAAATCAACATTTGGTGTATAGCTACTTCGGAATGCTTCAGTGTCATTGTAGCGATAAATAACTACTCCATTATTAAGCTCTACAGAAAGTACCACTGAATCGTTCACAGCAACTGAAGAAATAAAATTTCCGCCATTAATTATAAAAAAATTAGTGCTATATAAATTCCTTCTACCCCAGCCATAATTAATGGCAGAAGCTACATTATTAACAAAAGCATCCACAGTATTAGATGTACTGTTTTTCAATAGAGCTTGATAAGGAAACCCGTGGGTAAATCCACAAACTGCTTTAGAGCCTTGTAGCTTAAATTTAGCGGTTGCAATTAATGGCAGCTCTTTAGAAACTTTTAAACTCAATATTTTCCAGCCTGGTAACCATTCAGATAGTCCCGTATTGTTATAAAGATGGTGATGCCTTTTTAAAGCACCAGAATTTTCAGCTCCATAGCTTAGACTTGCTACACCAGCTCCACTATTACCAGTTAAAGAGTTGTTTGCCATACTTTTACCTATATTTGTCCATTTACTAAAGAAATTGTAGCAGAACCTGGTACTGACACATGTAGTGGGTTGTCTAGTGTTACCGGATTAGATATGGTAACATTTGTAGTTCCAGATACCCACTCTATTTGCTCAGTAAACGTACTCAAGTTTTCTCCTAAATGCCTTAAAAACACTAAGATTAAATCTTGAGAAATGATGTTATTAGAACCAGCAAAATTTTCATAAACTGAAGTAAAAAACTCTCTATATTCTTGGAATATGTAAGTCAAATCTAGTTGTCTTACTTTATTTCCAGCAACAATACTTACCACCTCTTCTCCTATTAAATCGAGTCCATTATCTCTAATCGCACTAGATATGCCACTAGATAATAAATTTCCTCTTAATATACTACTAGCAGAAGATAAATCCGCTAATACGTCAAACGTAAAATACTCTTTTATCAGACCGGAACTGTCATATATATAAGTGTTTAATAAAGCATCTATGGCTATTCCTCTTACTATAGAAGTCCATGTTGTTATTGTGTTTGTACTACTACCAAGATTAAAAAAGTTAATCTGAGTACCACCAAAAGCAAATAAATAGTTAAGACTTGGAATTGATATTAAAGATGTCAAACTAGAAGATAAATTAGTGCCATTTGTAATTGGAATGGTATTTGGGTTTACCGACTGAAAGTTAACTTGCTCTACAGACCAAGAAGTCCCACCGTTTTGAGATTCTAATACGTAAGTTGTGTTACCTATAGCAGCCACATCCCTAAGCAGTACGTTAGTTAATGTAAAAATAGATGTATTTCCGCTTAGAGTAGTATTACTAGCTTGCTCGGAACTATATTGAAATATTGTGCCAGAAGAAGAAATCCCAAAAACTTGAGTATTATTAGTTGCCAGTCTAATTGGGTTTACACCTGTTGTGGTAACGTTTATAGACAAAACCGGAAACATTGGGTCTGAAGTATTATATACACTAACCCCTCCGTTCCTAGCTACGTGTAAGCGATTAGAGACGACGTTATTGCCAGGAACCCAAACAATATCAGTTACCCCAGTTCCAGCCACAAAAGTCCTGATAATAACACCGGTAGAGCCATTTATGATAGCAATCTCATCTGTGTTTTTAACTATGGCGTAAACTATATTGATATGGTCTGAAGTTATTACGGTTTGATAGTTAGCTCCAAACGTTCCCGATATAGCTGCAGTAACACTAACACTTGTAGTTGGAGATAACGCAGGCAAAACATCAGTTGTTAATGTGGCTGTATAAGTGTTGCCATTTGCATCTAAAAATGTTAAAACAGTCCCAGCTGCTATTTTAGCTGTTACTCCAGTTAAGCTAAGGTTTGAACCACTTAACGCGGTAGCTGTTAATCCCATCACTAATTGACCAGTGTAAACCAGTTGGTCTGCATTTATGTCTATAGACACAACACTAATACCTAGGTCTGGAGATATTAGCTTGATTTTCTGGTCGGAATCATCAACTATATAAACTAAATAAGATGGGTCATACTCTTCTTTGGGAATAGGTTTAAACCCTATGTCTTCTAGTTCTCCACTACGTAGTAAAAAGCGTCTAAATTGTATTTCTACAGGAATTGTAGAACCAATATTAACAGACCTAACTAAATGCTTAGTGTAATTATTCTTATTATTAAATAGCTCTTTAGTATAAAATGCAAAATTAAACTTAAACTTACCTGGAACCAACTCCATATTGCTTCCCGGAATATTAAGTATCTTAATAGGGTAAGTATTGGTTCCAGCGCGAGTTACGGAAGTACCATATTTTTCAGCAAAAGTCTGGATAGTTTCTGGACTTTCGTGGTAAACCGTGATTGGCAAAGGTGACGCATTTCTTTCGGGAAAGTTTTTTAAATCTGATATCGAAACTTTGTGGAACATAATCCATCTATGCGCACCATAAAACCTACCTTCATCTGCTGCGTATACCAGAAATTTAGCTGCTGTGCCATCGTAGCTACCAATCTCAATGGCAAACATGGTTACTTTGCTAAAATCTATGACTAAACGAGATGATCCAGTCCCATTGAGTTGGTCAACAAAAGAATCTCTGTAGATTATCTCGTTTATAGTCTGGTTATCTTGGTTTGTATAGCGTCTAACTATTCTAAACGAATTACCAGCACCGTCCCCGGCTATCTCTAGATACCAACCAGTTTTAGCGCTAAAAATACCAGCTTGCGTAACTGTATTTGGGTCAGTACCAGTGCGCCTTAACCCAAAAGATATAAACGTATTTGTAGCGGTAAAACAATCAAACACTTGTTTAGTAGTACAGGAAGCCCATGCTTTAGCGCTGCCGCCAAAGCTCTGAGTCACAAGATTGACTGCGCTATTGTCATAAAAAGCTTGGCTTTCCACCCCTTCTCTAAAGCTAGTGGCTAAATTACCACTAAGCCAAAGTCTTTTTTCTATTGGCATTAAGTCATCTTGAGAGAGACTTGAATAGGTAACCCAATTGCGTTCGTCAATGCCGTATTGATGCGTGTCTGCAAATATCCCAGTACGCACATCCTGCATTGCAAAACCAAACATAGTTTCTTCCGTTTCTTCCTTTGGTATAGGAAGTACAGCTAAACTAGTTTTATAAGTGGTATCGGTTCCTAGCACCACAGGAGAAGACTCAGACATTGGCTTTACACCAAGGTCTCCCAAATCTTCTCCTAAGTCTTCTTTTATGTAATACTTATCCATTATTGCACTCCATAAACAAGACTAGCTGCTACGTTAGAACTAGTGCCACCTAGAGACCTGGCTATTACCAATAGAATATCACCGGTGACACCGGTTGCAGTGGCTTCCGCACGCCCCAATAACTCCCTTTGAGGGTCAAAAATATCAGTTAAGTCTATCTCTGTACCTTCGTTGGTTCCGCAATAAAAAGGGCCAATTTGCTTACCGCCAATACCACTAGGATAGCCAGCGCTAAAAGCTATAGTAGTTGCGTTAAAAGTGCTATTTGTAGCAACTACTTTTAATTGTTCTGAGTCTGTTTTGGCTGTAGCCCAGGCAAGATTCCCGATGTTTAAAGCAGTGTAGTTATCAGAGGATAGCTTACAAAGATAAATTTCAGATACTTGACCACCACTACTAGCATATAGTTTATACGGATAAACCCTAGATTTTTGTGGACGCTCATTGTTAGTTACTTCTTTGTTGTACACAAAAGGCTTAACAGCAATAGCTAAAACTGGTACATAGTTATTTGTATTAGCGGTTCTAGGACTACCTGATCCATAAGACTCAATTTTTACTGGTCTAGGGTCACCACCATTAATCCAAACAGATACCCCAAACCGTCTTAAAAACGCATTATTATTAATACTTGCGCTAGAATCTGCATACCGTCCTATTTGATAAGTTATTGGCATGTCTGGGTTGGACATGGATGGCACTGGCAACGTGTCGCCTATTCTAACCTCGTGGGCAGATGTCCATCTAGTAGTGCCATTAAAAGGAGTATTAGAGTCTGGAATATATACCAGTCCTTTACCCCCCGCACCACCATACCAACTTCTTTGAATTAAAAACATACATAAGTTTGTGGATTCATTAAGAAATAAAGAACCCGACAAAGTTCCGGATATAGTGGGAGAAATTGATATACTATTTCCGCTAACACTAGTTACAAACCCATTATAAGTAGTAGTACCACCACTAGCTACGCGAATTGACATACCGGCACGAATCCAGCCACCAGCTAACGGCTTTGCTGTGCTAGTTCCAAAAGCATTGTCACTACCAAGAGTAGGCAATGTAATTGAAGAACCAGTTAATCCAGTAACGTTTGTAATTTCAAAACTTAAAGATATAAAGGAAATTTCTTTAGCTGACTTCCCACGAGATCCAGCATCAATTGGTATGGGCCCATCACCAGCTCTACCAGTCAGCTTATCTTTGTTAAAAACCTGGTTATCATTAGCAACAGTTCTTAAAGCGGTAAAAGTAATATCTTCCCAGGCTCCAGCTTCCAAGTAATCAGTTACAGTTCCGCTACCAACCAAGTAAGATGGACGGTGAAGCGTATTTGGATTCCCACTACCTAGTATAATTGGCGCGTTTGCACTAGTGCTAATTCCAGTTGGGTCTGATGTTACAGTAGTGCTTGTGTATCCAGTAGGCAAAGCAGATGTGCGCCTAAAAAAGCACAAATAATTATTCCAAGGGGTAATACTCTGGGATCCTGTATTAACTGAAGTTCCCGCTTGAGTAAGAACCCGCCACCCATACCCATCTCTTTTAGTAAACTCTCCCCATTGCTGAACTAAATTTGCAGCAATTGGTCCTATAGAAGCTTGTATAGCTTGAGATACGCAAATTTCTTTACCAGGTTGATATTTATAAGCAAATGCTGATTGGTGTGTTGATAATAAACTAGTTAAATTACTTGGTAATAGCTGAACACAACTCCTCAGTGAGTCATAAGTAACGTTGCCTATCCCTCTCCAAATCGTTTCGTCAATACCGTAAGTAGCCAACTCTTGTAGTAAAAACTGACGTGATTCTACCACCGGAAAACCAAACATACTGGTTTTTGTTTCCGAAGGTATATCCGCTGCGCTAATAATTGGTATCGGTGGTTGGTCTGAAGCTAGTGTAACCGAAAGTGAATTATTTGCTAATTGCCTACCAGCGGGGATTGGAACGTTTCTTGAAACTATAACTTCATCAGACATTATAAAGCACTCCAGTTATCCAAAAATGTACATTTACCTTCTAATATACGTATTACCTCTCCATTAGTAAACCTACAAATCACATCATAACCATATTCTCCACTAGGAATAAATTGGCTTTCCACAGAGTCCAAAGTTAATCTAAACTGGTTGCTCTGCAGTGTTGAAAACATAGCAACTGAACCAGCTGGAATTTCAGTGCCACTAAAAATAGAAATATTATTAATACTTAATGTAGTGGTGTTATTAGCATCAGTGTTTGCAGACAAATTAACGCTACCGACATAAGACCAACCATCACTAGTCTTAGACGCAAACTGCAATACAGTGCCAGATGCCATTTGAAACAACAATGGCTGGACAGTAACCGTAGTTGACGAAGATGTTATACTTTGTGTAGTTGTTATCATTTGCGCACCAGTAAAACTGGTAGAACCACTAGCTATAGATGCTGGCGCGCCTTGGATGAAGATAGTCGTATCGCCAGGAGAAGCCACCAGGCTGGTTGTTACAGCAACTGTTGTATTACCACTAATAAAAACCAATCTAGTGCCAACTGGTATAACTTGACTAATACCTGTAATACCTCCTAGCTGAGTTTGCCCTTGACTAGCACCTGTGGTAGCAATAGACATCACAGGGCAAAGCGGTTGAGGCGTAAAAGACGCTAATGCTAAAGACCTATACTTTATACGACTTTCCAATAATGTCGTAGTTGCGTTATTAGAAACAAGAATTTGTGAAGCAGTTACAGATAAAGCTTTAGACGCAGTAATACCACTACCTTCTACAGTAATTAAATCACCTGCTTGTATAGGTAATCTAGACAATGCTCGGTTACTATCCTGTCCAGAGGGATAGTGTTTCAAAGATATAGTAGCTTGACTAGCTGTGGTACTAGCTGTTACTTTCGACGCTTCCAGAAATCCTGGTGCAGTACGTCTAACTTCTGCAATTATAAGTGCGTTTTGAATGTTAAATCCATAATTACCAATTACAGTAACAACAAAACTAGCTGTGGCACTTTTTTTAACAACAAGGTCTAAATATTGTGTATTAAATTGAAGGTCTAAAGTTGCCGCCATAATTGTTGACCAGAACTACTTGTATTATTGCCAGGTCTAGCCATCGCTAGTCGTTCATCTCCAGTAACGTCAATGGGTTTACGTCTAAAACTTTAGCTATTTTATGTAATAAATCAGTCCTCTTAATTCCACATTGCTCTAATCTAATTATAGTGCTACGACTAGTCCCGGCATAGATAGCAACCTGCTGGCAAGATAACCCTTTCTCTAGTCGTCTTTCCCTAATGAATGAAGCCTGTCTTTTGTAGTCTTTTCCGTAGTTTCGCATAATATTGTACCAAGTGTGAAACGCATTTTAAATCAACCTTAAAATTGCCCTAATCCAGACCTACGAAACCGGCTAATATATTTTTGAACCTATAAAATATAGTCAAGCTGCGGTTAAAACATAATCAAGTCGCAGATATGACGCAACTCTAGTACAAAACTAGTATAACATAGTAAT